TTGTTACTATCTACTCTGTCTAGGCTTACTGTATTAAGTTGGTGGCCTTCGCTAGTCAGCGGCAACTTAGTGTAAACACATAGACCTTCTTGTCTCTGCCAAACATCATGAAGATGTTCAACAGTGATAAAACACTTCTTATTTTTTCGTTCACCAGCGGTCTTCACCAACTGATCAAACTTTTGATCAAGAGTCAGATTTGTATATCGCTTCTGATTCTTAACTTTAATCTTTTCCTTGTTGTTAACGTAATACTGTTTGTCGTAGGACAATCGGTACTCTTTGTTCTTTTCTCTCCAAACTTTAATGTTTGAATTATTACAACTCTTACAACTAGACTTAACACCACTAGCTTTAGAGTTGTCTTTACCGAACTCACTAACACTCTTCTCAATCTTGCAACAACTGCAAGTCTTCACATCATTCATAACAATCTCCGATTAGATAAAGGACTAGACCATGAATCGGCATGGTCAGGGGAGCTACCCTTTTCGTCCTATGTAAAGTTATATCAGACTTTTTGTGCCCGTGTCAACTGTTATCGTGCATTACCACTCATATCGTACACAAACTTACCAGTCTGTATAGCCTTCTGAATAGCTTCTAAGTTCTTCTCGTACTGCAAAGAACTCATCTTAGCCACTTGCGATTCGTAGATGACGCCTTCAGTGTCCTGACTCACCGGGGTAGATCGGCTACCACGGGTGTTGACACTCTCTGCTGCACTAGAAGTTTTCTTCTCCGGTTTCGCTTTACCAATGTTGCGATCACTCTTATACAGATCAATGGCACGAGCAGCAGAGCGAGCGTCTGTATCATTCTCGTATAGAGCTTGTTGCACCCAAGCCGGTTGTTCATCTGCCCAAGTATGGAAGTCATCGGTGTCTCGGATGGTGTCAAAGTCTGGATGAATCTTCAACAGTTCAAGTTCAGCCTTATCTCGTGCTGTCAGTTTGTCTCGTTCGTCCAAGGCTTTGAAGCGCTCGTCAAGTGCTGCTGTTTGTTCTTTGGCTTTCTTGATGGCGATGGTTTCAACAATCTTCGCTACGTCAGGATAGGTCTTTGCCCATGTTGCCAGTTCGTCTTCGCTGGTCGGCAGCTTGATCTGTTGCTCGGTAGACTGTGTAAGTTGTTGTTTCAGTTCGTCAATTTGTTTCTGCAAAGATAAAGACTGTTGTTGTGAATGACGACGAAGATCACCATAGCGCTTCTTAAAGCTCTTCTCTTCAGCGCTCAAGTTGCTGTCGTCTTGTTCCTCATTGTTAACATTTTCTTCAGATTGACCAGAACGAGCAACATTTTCTTCACTGAGTTGTTTAAGCTCAGCTTCTTCTCGTTCGATACGCTCACGGTTGGCGTTGCGTTTACCGAAGGGAACGACCACGGTCTTCTGTTCCATTACCATTTCAGACATAAATACCTTTTAAGTTGGGGCTGCACTGTAGGAGACACTATAGTCTCGGAGAGAGGTAGCCAATGATGGTGGGTGTTATTAAGTACCAGTCTGCCCACCACAGACTTTGGTATTATCATTATAGCTTAAGCGCGACGAGCAGCTAGGCCTGTCGGTTTAGATGTAGTTTTTGTTTTCTTCTTAGATACGAAACCACCTTTTGCCATTGCGTTACCTGTACCAGCACCAGCACCACCATCACCATCACCTGAACCACCCACACCTACACCAGTACCAACACCCATACCACTCATACCTACACCATCGGCAGCACTCACAGATGGAGCTTCACCACCACCGGGAGCAACACCACCGGAACCAACTGTTCCTCCTTCTGGAGCACTTACAGATGGGGCAGCAGCAGCGGCCTCAGCACTAACTTCACCAACAGCAGCACTGATGGCTGCGGCTGCACCAATGTTAGCGGCCTCGGAAGGAGTTGCACCACCGATCGTAGCATTGGCGGCTGCTTGACCAGCGGCAGCAGCAGCGGTATCGCTCATACCAGCGGCGGTAGCGGCAGATGCAGCAGAAGTACCAGCAACAGCAGCGGAAACACCTGTACCAGAAGGACCAGCAGTAGCCGCTGGTGAATCGTCCATTGCCATATTATCAGCCATAGAAGTGGCGGCAGCGTTTGCTTGGTTTGTAACCATAGAATTAAAACTCTGAGCCATACCTTTACCAATAAGTCCAGCAACCGGACCAAGTGTTATACTAGCAACTGTACCAACAACGTTTGCATTTACAGTATTGGGAGTAACAACTCCAGTTTCTGAAACACTAAAGGACGCTGGTGTATTGGAGGATGGAGCATTACTGCTATCACCACCACCGCCACCATCAGTAGTAGTGCCAATTGTTGCAGTACCAGTCTTAGTAGTTGTATCGGTCTTCGCAACATCATCAGACTTTCTCACTCTGTAGCCTGCTGGAATACCCAATTGAGCAACACCATTAATGAATGGTATATACATTGTTTGACCTGCATCATTCACCATAGGCACCATCTCGAAACCTTTAATGGGTGCATCACGATATATTTGTTTATTTTCAGGAACAACATATCCACCATCAGAGTATCCACGATCTTCTTCATCGTCTTCACTCATTATAGAATCAATCTCAGACGAGAACATGTCATCATCCATTTCTTCGTTCTCGCCGTGCAAAGCTTCAGCGTCAGGTACTTCTTCAGCGTTACCCATCTGACCAATCTCTTCCATACGCTTCAGACCAGACTTAGCTTTGTCGCGTAGCTTCATCAATGTTTGCAGACCAATAAATCGAACCACATCAGCAGGGAAGACAAACTCGCCTTCACTGAGCTTAGCGTCAATGTCATCACGCACTTCCTCTTGCATAGCACCGGGAGGTACTTCGTTACCAGAAACTGGATCGACTGTGCCACCTTCTTGCATGACACCGCCTTCGGCAAACATGTTATTCATTTGATCAGCCAGCATTGATTTCATCCTTTAGATATTTGAGATGACGCAGTGCAGCAATAGCTCCTTGCGCCTTAAACACTTCTTGCAGGTCTGTTGCCTGTTCAAGTTTACGTTGTTGTTGCTCGATGTCATGCTCAAGCTTTTCAACAAAGGCATCCCACACATGAGGGCTGTTGAGCATACCTTTGAGCTTTGGAAGGAACGCCTTATCCATCATTGCATTCCTGCTGGCATCTGTGGAGGTGCAGCGCTAAACCCTTGCTCGCCGGGAGTCGGAGCAGCACCCACACCGATGTTGCCACCGCCACCACCTGTCATGTCTGCAACACCGGGAGGACCGCCAGCACCCGGCACAGGTGGAGCACCCGGCTCTGTTGGTGCAGCAGGAGCAGCAGGCTGCATCAATGCGGCTTGACGTGCAGCTTCTTCCATGTTGTTAGAGACTTTATCGGGATCGAGGTCCATCGACTTAGCAATCTCACGGATGATGTAGGGCATCTTAGCAAATGGCATCAATGCAGGGTTGGCAACGATCTGCATAAACTGCATCAGTCGTTGGCTTCTCACTTCGTTAGCCATCAATGATTCTGTACCACGAGCATTAACTTCCAAGTCGCCTTTGATTTCAGGGTCGAAGTCAAACTGCATATTGAAGTTGAAGAACGCCTTACCCAATGGAGCAAGCAGATAGTCATCAACGTTCTTAATCACAGTCTTGATAGAACCGCTGGCAGCATTCATTAGCATCGAGATACCAGACGCTGTACGACCAACACCACTCACACCAGTTTGACCGTGAGCGAACGATGGCATACCTGTCGATTCATCAGCAAGCTGACGAGCCTTGTCAAACATCTGAAGGTTTTCTTGCGATACGTTAGGAAACTTCGTACCAAACAAAGCTTGACCGGGAGCGCCGCCTTGACGACGAAACACCTTACCGGGATAGACGCTCATGTCTTGACCGGGGACAAGGTTGGTTTCATCAATCTCGAAAACGAGGTTGCCAGATAAGACTCCGTTGTCCACTGCCATACGCATGAAACCATTCATTAGGGTTTGGGTGTCGTCCATGTTTTCAGCGACACCAACACCCGCCAGAGAGTAGGGGTTAAGTTCATAAGGGACAGCGTAGTATGGAATCTTTGCTGGCTTAAAAGGATTCAACACAAGGCGAATAATCTTACCGTTGCAATACCAAATGTTGGCTTGGAGTTCACCATCAAACTCTTCAGGCACATCAATGTCATTCTCTTCAAGCAACTCAACATCAACATTACCCCAATACTCCAACACTTCAAAGCGATCAACACCGAAGTTCAGAGAATAGTCCTTGAGAGTGTCTTCCCAATACTTCTTGGTGTAGCCTTCACCACCTGCAATGATGTCATCGATTACATTGCCACGGAAATGAGGACGCCTTTTCAAAGCACGAAGCTGTGTACGCGACATCTTGTGACGCTCAATAACATATTGGCATTCGTCTGTGTTGTTTGCGTCTGGGTCCCAATAGAAGTTCCAGATGGAAACGTGTGATGCTTCTGGTACTGTCTTGATCGTTGGCTTGTACTCACCGTCCTCTGTCCAGTTTGGATATTCTTTGTTGACTGCGAATGGACCCTTCATCACACCTGTACCGAACAGTGCCATTTCGAAGCCTGACAGACGCAGATGTTTACTGGCACCACTTTCGTCAAGCTGATCATGAATCTTCTTCTCCATCTTCTTAGCTGCTATCATAGCAGGATAGAAAGTGACAGAAGTAGGAGTGACACCCGGTCCCTTTTTCAGACCGGGAACATCTTTCAAGTCATCCTTCAATGCGCCCAACATCTCTTCCAGCTTGTCGAGGTCGAAGTCGTTGCCGATGCTGGCAGAACCCTCATCACCGAATGGAATAGCTGATGCAGCAGGTGGAGCTTTAGGATCGAAGTGAACAGAATCAACAACACCTTCGGGCAATACAGACGGGTCAATACTCAAAGGGAATTTGTTGTTAGAAAACAACACATCAATGATCTGACCATACGCTGCCAACACCTTAGTCTTGGTAACTTTAACAAACACCCTAGACTTCTCTGTGGCTAGAAATTGAACATCAGGACCATACAAGCCGCGATAGTTGCGATAGGCTTTGAGCCAGCGTGTCTCATCAGTACGACGAGCCTCTTCAGACCTAGCGTAGCGCTCTTGCACAAACGAGATTAGTCCACCAGCTTTGAAGGAGTCTTCTCCACCTTTGGTGTCATCCAATGCTAATACTTTATCGCTTGTAGGTTTATCAATTAGTGCCATAGTGTTTCCGTGTTAGAACGTCAATGTGTAAAGGTATAACATGTTAGTAACCCATTGTGGGATCGGCAATAGTCATACCTGTGTGTTGTGAAGCAGGGTCAAAATCAAACAATCCACTACGTGGACGACTCATTACCCCATAACGCAGGGCGTCATAGGTGTGATCATTGCTAACTTTGGTGTTAATGTCTTCTAAGTTTGTCTTATCAATGGGTAGCGTAGGCAAGTCAGCGATGATTTGTGTACAGTTGTTGAAGAACACAATGCGAGGTGACTCTGTATACTGATCAATCTGTAGACGGCGGTGTATTTCGTTCTTACCTGCCACCCTACTACCAGCAGAACGGTCAGCAGGTCGCCATCTACACCCCTTCATGATCATTCGCTCAGCAATAGAGGGTCCAGTGTCACCACGTTTGTGCCAACATGAGCTATCTAGTACACCATAGCGTATCTTTTCACCATCTTCAGCGTTCATCACCATCACAGCCAAGTCTTCTGCCAGCACTTTGCTAACATAAAGCTCTCTATAGACAACCAAACTGTCATCAGGTGCTACAGCAAACCACAAAACAGCACTATAGCTACCATATCCGTAGTCACAAGACCTAAAACGGGGCCAGTTTGATGGGATGATGAAGGGATCAACCACATGTATAGCCCTATTGAACTCCGAAAACGCTGCACCTTCAGCAACATCCCAGTTTCCTTCAAGCAATTGCTTACGTTGGTGCTCTGGCAGGGACAACAACATGGTTTCGTAGTCACCAGACTCAGCCAAATAGGGATTGTCTGCCAGTTTAGCCGATATAAACTTGCGTTTGAACAGAGGCAAGCCTTCTTTGCTATGCCCTTTAGGGTAGACTAGAGTTTGTCCTGTCTCAATATCGGTGGCATAGAAGCTTTTACCGGGTGGTGAAGGGACAATGAACATCTTCCTGACCCATTGATGACCGGGACCACCGGGGTTGGTGGTAGCTCTCATGAATACAGGCAGGTCAGGTGCTGCTGTACGCAGACGAGAACGCATATAGTTGTAGGCAAACGGTGTAGGCCATTGTGTCAACTCATCCCAAGCAATGTAGGAGAACGATAAACCCTGATAACGCATGACATCTTCATCACGGTCAAGGTAGGACATCCACAGCTTGCCACCACTTGGATGCTGCCATTGCATCTTACGCTCACTCCACTTGATGCCGGGATATATCTTCGGATACATCTCTTGCGATTTCCAAATGAGTTCGCGTAGTTCTTCTGTAGTATGACGAAGAATGAGTCCAGAGAATTGAGGATGCGCCATGTAGCGCAGAGGATCAGCAAGAATGGCATAGCTCTTACCACCACCTGCTGCACCACCATACAACACTTCACGCTCTGGAGCAGCTAGG